CTTCCGATCTAAAAAAGAAAAAATAGGTAAAAATTATGTATATGATATAGTTGATGTTGAAGACGAACATGTTTTTTATGCAAATGAAATTTTACACCACAACACACATTTAATCGAAGAATTTTGGTCATCAGTTATTCCAGTGGTTTCATCTGGGAAAAAATCTAAAATTTTTGCAGTTTCTACCCCTAATGGTACAGACAATAAATTTTATGAAATTTATTCTGAAGCCGAAAAAGGTAAAAGTGCTTGGAAAGCTGAAAGAGTGGATTGGCAAGATATTCCTGGAAGAACAGAAAGATGGAAAACAGAACAAATTCAACTTTTAGGATCTGAAGAAAAATTTTTACAGGAATATGGCAATGTTTTTCTAGATCCTGGAAATTCCGCGGTAGGAGCTACAGTTATTGAAAAATTTAAAGAAGAAAAAAAAGATCCACTTTTTAGATTTGATCACGACAGTTATCGCGTTTTTGAAAAACCCAACATCGAAAAACAATATGTAATTGGGGTAGATGTTGGTGAAGGTATAGGAAGAGCATCGTCGGTAGCTCAAATTTTAGATATTACAAATTTAAAAAATATAGAGCAAGTAGCAATTTATGCTACCAATACGACAGAACCCTATCACTTTGCTAATAATCTAGTAAAACTTTGCAATCAGTGGGGTAATCCTCCTTTATTAGTTGAAAGAAATAATTGTGGCGGTCAAGTTATAGATGCGTTGTATTATAAACATGAGTATGAAAAAATAGTAAGTTGTTCTAAAATTTCTCCTACTACCCATCAAACTACCAGAAATTTAGGAATTCTTTCGCATACCAATTTAAGATTTACAGGTATTTCTAACATGAGGTATTGGACTAATACTCTTCAGGTTGTTAAAATTAATGATATTGATACTATTAAAGAATTAGAAACATTTATTAAATATCCGAATGGAACTTATCGCAAAAAAAACGACAACTTTTTTGATGATAGAGTTTTAGCCTTAGTTTGGGCGTTATTCATTTTAGAAACAGAAATCTGTCAACAGTATTTTTCTATAGAAGAATTAGATAATCAAAATAAACCATCGAGAATTTCCGATATAGGTTATTGGGATAAAGAAGAACGTTTTTATGGAGTAAAAGAATTAAATAATTCAGAAATGCCTTTGTCTTCTTCTTTTTCCATACCTAACGCTACTCCTATTACCTCATTATTTGGAGGAGAAGAAAATTTTTTACCGGAAAGTGACAAAGATATTTATGATTTTATGTCAGAAGGATGGAAACCTCTATGACCAGTAATTTTACAAAACCCTCTAATCCCTCTCAGCAATCTTCTTTAAATGCAGCTGCTAAAGATAAATTTATTTTAATATTAAATTTGCCACATGCTTTGAGAGAAGAAGCTTCTAAAAAAGACTCTTTAATAGATTTAGAACCTCTTCAAATGAAAGTTCACGGTTCTGTGGTACCCACTGTACAAGTTCCCCCCGTAGAAGTCCGATATGCGGGTCAATCCTATAATGTTTCTTCACATTCCCGCCCGAATTACTCACCTCTCAATGTAAATTTTGTAGTAGACAATCGTTTTAAAAATTATTGGATTCTTTGGAGATGGTTAAGTCTTCTTAATACTTTTAATGAATCTTTATACGAAAGGGTACCTCCCAATATTCCTCCTTATCCTAAAAGAGCTAGCGCAGAATCTGGAACCCTTATTGAATACCAATCCAACTTTTCAGTTTTAGGTTTAGATGAATATAATAAACCAGTGGTAGAATTTGCATATTTTAATGCTTTTCCCATCAGCTTAGGATCTATAAATTATAGTTATAGAGATTCAGAATTAATAGAATCTTCAGTTGAATTTCAATTCAGTCAATTAGAAGTTCGTATTGGTTTGCAAAAATGAATCCCAAAAAGGATAAATAAAAATATATGGCACGTTCAATTAATTCACCGGGAATTCAAATTACAGAAACAGATTTGTCTTTAATTTCAAACCCTACTTTTACAACTACTCGCACATCCGTGTTTGTTCCAGGATTCGCAGCACAAGGCCCTACAGATGAGGTTTTAAATATTAGTTCTATATCAGAATTAGAATCAGTTTATGGTCTTCCAGAGTCTCCCGCGGAAAAATATTTTCATCATACATGCAAAGAAATTTTAAGATCTCCTGCTAATTTGTTAACAACTCGTTTACCTTATGGGTCGGGTTCTGGGGTGGGATTTGCAACACAATATAGTGCCTTATTATACCCAGTTGCTTCCGCTTCTGATTTTTTCTTCATCGGTGAACCAACACACATTTCTTTTGATGAAACCACATATAATGATTTTTTAAATGGAAATTTTACATGGGGACAATACGCAGGTACCTCTTCTACTAGTACTATAGTTACCACAAATTCTTCAATTACGGTTCCCACAGCAGATTACAACACGACACTTGCCGTTATTACCGGTATAGATCCAAGTCCTGATACTTATTCGGCACTCTTTAGCGGTACAAATGTTACTATCACCTTTCAAGTCACATCAATAGTTACAACTGGAGCAGTACCCACTTCCGGTTCTTATGTTGGAGGGGTTTTAAATGCAGGAATTGTTGTTATCAACCACGCACAAACCACCATTAACGAGAATTTTGAAGGGTATTATATTTCTTTAACCGACAATGATGAATATGGCCCAGCTTCTGATTTCACAGCAGTTGCACGCATGAAATCTTTAATAAGCGACAATACCTTTTATACTGTTCCAAAAAGCAAATTGAATTTTAATCTTTCAGCCACGCAAGCTGAATTAGGCCAAAATTCTATTTCAGAAGTTATTGAATCTGTTCCCCGCTTTGACTTCGGGGATAATTTTTATAAAGATTCTTTAATACTCAATGTTTTCAAAATTCGCAATTCTCTTTATGAACCCCAAATTTTAGATTTTTCTTTAGTAGAATCATTTATTGGATCTCTAGACTCAACTAAAAAAACTATTGATAACGCTGGTTTACAAAAGACGTTTTTCTTAGAAAATGCAGTCAATAATTCTTCTACTAATATAAAAATTTTAATTAATCCGCATTTATCACAAGGTACAATCTGGTCAGATCCAAATTCTATTAACCCAATTAAATTTGTAAGAGGAGCTTCTGGAGGAGAACTCAAATCTTTATATCCTATAGGGGATTGGAAACCTACTTATAATTCTTCTACAGTTAAACTTAATGGTAATGTTCCTCGAAAATTAGAAAGAGCTTTATCCTTAGTAGAATCTAAAGAAACTGTTACATTAGATTTAGTAGTTGATGGTGGTTTATCTACCATTTTTGCCAATGGGGAACAAGGATATTTTGATGATACTAAATTTATCACTACTAGTTTTTCTAATCCATCAGATCCCTCATTAATTAATTGGAAAACCATTTTTAATATCTTTAATTCTTTCGTAAAAGAAAATCGCAAAGATTGCATGTTTATATCAGATCCATTAAGACAAATTTTCCTTAATGGTGCTAATAATAAAAATTCATCAGCCAAAGGATTTTCTTTTTCTAACGATATTTATGTACCTTTAAAAAATCTTTTTGCTGGTATTAATACCAATTACACAGCTACTTATGCTAACTGGGTAAAAGTTTATGACAGTTTTTCGGACAAACAATTGTGGGTACCTATTTCTGGTTATATAGCAGCTATTTATACACGTAATGATGAAGTTGCTCAACCATGGTCAGCACCAGCAGGTCTTAACCGTGGTGTTATTCCCAATATTGTTGATTTAGCTTTTAATCCAAATCAAAAACAAAGAGATTTCTTATACACTATATCGCTTAATCCTGTAGTTTTCTTTGCAGGTGACGGATTTACAGTTTTTGGGCAAAAAACTCTTCAAACTAAACCCACAGCTTTTGATCGTGTTAATGTTCGTAGATTATTTTTATCTTTGGAACGTTCTGTACAAAACATTTTAAAATATTTTGTTTTTGAACCTAATACAGAATTTACACGCACACGCGCTAGAAATGCTATTACTCCAGTCTTAGAATTTGCCAAAAATACAGAAGGCCTTTATGATTTCTTAGTGATATTAGATGAACGCAATAATACACCAGAAACTATAGACCGAAATGAAATGGTGGTGGATATTTACATTAAACCAGTTCGTACAGCAGAATTTATTTTACTCAACTTTGTAGCAACACGCACCGGACAAGACTTTCAGGAACTACTTTAATGCATAAAAAATAAAACATTTAAGATAAATATAATATATGGGACAATTAATTACAGACTTCTACACACAAGCGCAAGCTAAAGACTTCGCACGTCAATTTCAATTTAGAGTGGTACAATTAGGTAACACTAATTTCGGGGAAGATTCCTTTGTTTATCTCGAAACGGGGAGTCTTCCGGGAAGGGCTATTAATAATATTCAGGTTCCTTTTATGGGGTTGAATTTCAATGTTCCTGGCACCGCTTCTTATCCGGGTTCAGACAGTTGGTCTATTCAATTTCGTTGCGATCAAAACTATGATATTCGCGCCACTTTAGAAAATGCTACATTTAACACTTTTGACGATGGGACTTCCGGCGGAGACTATAACATTCCGCGTAATTCTTCTAATATTATTTTGAATTTATTAGGTAAAGGCGGATCTGATAATGTAGTTAGACAATATACTCTTTATGGTGCTTATGTCGTTTCTTTAGGAGATGTTTCTTTTAATTTAGCAGATAATGGCACTATTCAGGTTATCCCTGTGACAATGGCTTATCAATATTGGAGAGTCACCAAAGTCGGTACTAGTACTTTATTGGATGTTAACGGTGCTTAAGGTGGACCTATTGGAGGTACCTAAAA